ATTCATCAGATGAGTAATGACAACCCTTCAATTGTTTTTGTTCCTTCCACTAAAAGCATCCCCATGTCTTCTATTCACGCAATCAAAAATAAAAAATCACTGATTGTTGGCTTGGATGACTTAACAGAGAGTGATGGTATTAGCCTTTGTAAGAACAAACTATCAGATTGCATATCTGATTTTTTATCGATGCAAGAAAGACCTAAAAGTATTTTAAACTGATTGATGATAGGTCGAAGCATGAATTAAAACAATTAACATGGCGATTTATTAAACACGTCCATGGCCGTAAATATGGAATGCATTATGAGTGGTGAGCATGTTCAACAACAAGCCCGTCATAGCCTGCCCAAAGTGCCTTATAACTGACTGTAACAATCCAAGGCATGATTTGGTTAAGTTTGATAGTACGGGGGAATATGAGCGTTTTAAGGCGCTCTCAAAGAGTAAGCATATAACATTTCTTAAGCTCAAGCCTGAATATAGTTTATATGCTGCTCGTCCTGTCTTGTGGCTTTTCTGTGTGCGTCGCTACATTGGCAAGATGACACCTGACTATGTGTATTTTGACAGACGAGAAAGAAAAAAGGTTATTGAGGATTACAAAGGCGGCGCTGATCCAACGCCTGAGTTTAAATATAGATGGAAAATATTACAAGCGAATCAGCCCGATGTGGTATTTAGGATAAGTAATAAGGCAGAGGATTTTTTAGAGTGACATATAAGCGCAAGGAAGTGATCGGAGATTGTACGCTTTATTTGGGGGATATGCAAGAGATAGACGTTTCATCTTGTGATTTGGTTTTGACTGACCCACCCTATAAACTTACTTCTGGTGGTGGTGATATAAAAATGAAAGGTAAATTTGATAAGTCTAATTATAACAATAAAGGCGATTTTGTAAGGTGTGATATAAATTGGCAAGATTTTATGCCAATAATATTTAATTCTCTTAAAGATGATACTCATGCCTACGTAATGTGTAATAATAGGCATATTCAAAATTTATTAAATTCAGCTCAAAATTCAGGATTTAAGTTTCATAATGTTCTTGTTTGGGATAAGGGTAATGTCACGCCGAATAGGTGGTATATGAAGGGGCTAGAGTTTACAGGTTTTTTCTTTAAAGGTAAAGCAAAGCCTATTAATGATTGTGGTTCTAAGCAATTGTATAATAAAAAATCAGAGAAAATGAGTGACCATCCAACACAAAAACCCGTTGATTTAATGGCGCATTATATTTTCAATTCCACTAATCAGGGTGAGGTTGTATTTGATCCTTTCATGGGTAGTGGCACAACCCTTGTTGCTTGTGCTAAAATGAAGCGTAAAGGTATAGGTATTGAATTGGACGAGGGATATTTTGACATAGCGTGTAAGCGTGTTGAAGATGCATATAAACAAGATGATTTATTTTCTTGAGAGAAGGTAATAAAACAAAGGATTTTTTAGAGTGACGAGAAAAATAAGTCAGTTATCAGATGAAGAGGCGCGACAAGTTTCGTGTGATATTCATGAAGCGTGTAAAGGTAAATTACTTTTTAGTGCCAACAATTTAGCAAAAAAAGTAGATATACAACTTAGTGATATGATAAAGTTTTTAGACTCTTGTAAGCAATACAAAAGGTCATGGTTACATAAACTTGATCCTAGTATTGGGCATATTGCATTTTTTTCTAACACTATTTTGGGGCATATTAATCATCACATTGTAGTTTTTAGACATTATTGTTCAATGTGTTAGGGGTATTTTATGTACGTTGAATTATGGCATTTAGTCATTGTGTTAGTGATTTCATTTGCTGTTGGGGCTTATGTAAGTAACTTTTTATGCGCCTCTATAAATAAACTAAGAGAGGAAATGATTCATCATATTCAAGATGTGTGTAATTCATTGGATCAGAACCTTGTGGAATTACATCAAGAGATAGTTGATAAAAATACACCCGAATTGCAGGGGAAAATCATTGTGGCTAGAAAAGGTAATGAAAGAATATCTTTCAAGGTCGAACGTGTAGATGATGGAAAGTAATTGCTACGCTGAGAAAATCATAGTACCCTAAACATGGCATATATGAATATTCCTAAAGTGAACACTAACCCTGCTCTTTTGAGTGGGGTTTTTTAATGTGGAAAAAAATCCCTGACTGCCAGAAGAGTGAAAGGAGAGAAGCAATCAGGGACAACACAGATGGTTACATGGTTAATATAACCTTTACTTTATGAAAAGTATATAATATTATTTATTCATTAACACAGGGATTTATTATGAAACTTTTGACGATTAAAGATGAAGATGAAAATGAAGCTTATGTAGAAACTGTTAGACGTAGGCGTTTATATGAAATATCTGATGCAATAAATGTTTCACCTGATGCGCAAGTATTACCGCCTATTTTTGATGATATGGATAAAAATGCTGAATTGTGTGGTGCTCCTGAAATTCCAATGGGCGACATTATTAAGGCTTCAAAAGATCTTGAAGATTTGACAAATGAGTTCGTTGAAACGGCTAAAGTTTTTTTTGAAAAGGTTGAGATTTTAGAAAGTCGCGGTTCTCAAATCCTAGACCCATTGCTTAATCAAGCACGTGCCGTAAGGCCAGATCTTGTTATGGCTTTTGAAAAGCTTAAATTCAAAGACCAAAATGGAAGAGCAACAATTGCTGCAAAGATATCTTTGCCTTTAGAGGGCGTTCAAAGTAAGCCAGTTGCTATAGAGCATAATATTGAAGTTGTAGAGGGGTAGTATGCCTCGTAAAAAAAAGGTTAATGTTGGCGTGGGTCAAGGTATTGGCGGTGGTTGTCCGCCTTTATTTAAGGAACCAGAAGAATTGCGAGATAAGATATTAGAGTATTTTGATAGTGAAAAGGATAATAATAAAATTACCATAACAGGGCTTGCTTTGCATCTTGGTTTTTGCTCGAGACAAAGTTTTTATGATTATGAAAAACATGAAAAGTTTTCTTACATAATAAGAAATGCAAGACTTAGGGTTGAGAATTCTTATGAAATTTCTTTACGTGATGATGGTGCTAAGCCAACTGGTGCAATCTTTGCGCTTAAAAATATGGGATGGGAAGACAAGCAAACCCAAAATCATACAGGTGATGTACCAAAATTTCATGTGACTTTCAACAACGAAAAAGAAAGTAATGACGAATAACATAAATCTCCCCTCTTGGCTTTCTGATTTTACAAAGCCATATCGCTATAAAGTTTCGCATGGTGGTCGTGGTGGTGGTAAGACTGAGGGGTATGGTCGCTTGTTGGTTTTGATGGGTTATCAGAAGCCATTAAAGATTATGTGTTGTCGGCAATTCCAAAATTCTATTGATGAATCTGTAAAGCCTACACTCGAAGCAATTATATATGAGTATGGGCTTCAAAATTTTTACGAGATCACAGATAAGCGTATTAATGGATTAAATGGCACTACGTTTAAATTTCGTGGGTTAGAGCGGAATGTCATGTCTATTAAAGGTTGGAATGATATTGATATCTGTTGGATTGAAGAGGCGAACACCATTAGTGCGCAAGCATGGGAACTTTTAAGAAACACAATACGCCGCCCTAATTCTGAAATATGGATCAGCATGAATAGGCATAGTGAAGATGATCCTATTGATGCGACATTTCTAGGTAAAAAAGTTCCAACAAATAGCCTTGTTAAGAAAGTTTTATACAAAGATAATCCTTATTTTCCTGCTGTTTTGGAGCAAGAAAGATTGGATTGCTTGGAATATAACCCTAAAAGATATGATCATATATGGCTTGGTGAGCCTGATGGATCAGGTGAAGAAGCATTTATTGATGCGCATATAGTTGCGGAGGCACGCAAAAGAGAATTTCAAGGCATTGGTGTCAAAACTCTTGGTATTGATATTGGTGGTGATGCTGATGCAAAAAATCCTGACCGCACCGTATGGGCGTTGCGAATGGGTAATGATATAAAGATTGTTAAGAATGTTAAGGGCATTAATAGGGATGCTATATTGCAGCGCACAGCGGATATAATAGAGCAGGAGAGGCCTGAGAGGGTGCGTATAGATATTACTGGAATTGGGCATAATATAGACCGTGATTTAATAACTTTGTGTAATATGCGCCGCATCCCTGTTGCTGATGTTGTTGGGGTAAATTTTGGCAGTGCTGCAATGAATAGTGAAAAATTTGTCAATGTGCGTATAGAGATGTACAATGAGCTTCGAGAATTATTAAAAATAGGGTCTTGTGATGACAGTCCAGAAGTCCAGAAAGATTTAACCGCCTTAGCACTAAAATATGATAAGGTAGGACGTTGGCAGCTTCAAAGTAAGAAAGATATTGATTTTTCTCCTGACAATGCCGATGCTATGGCCTTATGTTGTCACAAATCGCAAGCATTTTTTAGCGGAGTTATTGCGTAATGTTTAAGAAATTTTTTGAAAAGAAATCTGTTACCACGGCCACGGTTGCTGATTTAATCCGTTATGGAAGTGATGGAAATGTAACATCTGCAATGAATCCTGAAGAGATGTATCGCAGGTTAGCTATTGCTTTTTTGTGTGTGGAAAAGATTGCAACGGAAGCAGAGGCATTTACATTTAAAGTATGTGATCGTTCTAGCGGTGAGGAGCTTAAAAATCACCCGATACATGACTTACTGTTTGGTCGTGATTTAAAAACAGGTGGTCTTTCTACATTTTCAAGTAATATACGTGATTTGTTGGTTAAAGGTGAGGCGTTTGGTTTGCGTATGCCATATGGTGAGGTTAATTCAAGTGTGGTTAGCCTTAAATCTATCTTCCCTAATCGTGTGCAGAAACAAACACGTAATGACGATACGATTTATGCATATGATGTCAATTTGGCTGGTATGTCTATTAATTTGCCAATTGATCCTATTACTGGGTTCTCTGATTTATTGCGCATTTCTTTGTATGATTCAAAATCATACATTCAAGGCGCATCACCAATGGAGGCCGCAGGAATTGAGGGGCGCTTAATTGATGAAGGGCTGCAATGGAACTTATCAATTTTGGCTAAGGGTTCAAAGCTTTCAGGGATTATATCAGGAAATGCACCAACAGGCATGAATGAGCAACAGCTTATTTCTTTGCAAGAGAGTATCAGCAATATGTATGCAGGTTCTAAAAATGCTGGCTCTGTGGCTCTTATAAGTGGTGACTATAAATTCAATTCCATACAGATGAAACCTTCTGATATGGATTTTCAAGAAACTGTCAAAGTAGCTATGCAAAATGTGGCCATGGCTTTCAAAGTTCCACTACCTTTGATCTTCGAGGATGCCAGCACGCTTGATAATTACAAGATGGCACGTGAAGAATTTATTCTGCAGACAGTCATTCCACATGTGCGCACTATTATTGAGACATATAATAAATGGTTTGCTGAAATATTTGGAGATAATACAGAAATTCGTATTGATCGTGAAAGTATTGAGGGTCTTGAAGATAAGAGAGAGCGTAAAGGGAAGAGATTAACTGAGTTTGTAAGACATGGGATACTTACACCCAATGAAGCACGTGAGGCGTTAGGATTTGAGAGATTTAAAGACCCGACTGCTGATAGCTTATTCATGCCAAGCAATCAAACTCCTATTGAATTTCTTGATGGTCAAAGCATAGAGCCTGTTAATGACGAGCAATAAAGATAAAATATTCGCCCGTGAGCGTGTGCGATGGACGATACCACTAAAGAGGCGTGAAAACGAATTACGTTCTTCTGTGGCTAAGATATTTGATGCTGAGACAAGGTATATTGTTAATAATTATGAGGATGTCATAGCGCAAGAAGGCTTTTCCATTATGCGTGAGATAAGCCTTAAGAATGATTTATTTGATGCTGTTTCTAGTTCTATTCGTGGCACAATGGAAGTTGCTGTAAAACTTGTAGCGGAGCAAATTAAGTTTGAGCAAAAGCAAGATTTTTCTGTTGATAGTTATATTCTTGAATGGGTTGGTTCTGAATATTTTAATGAGATGATGGCTTTAATCGTCACTAATTACTATTCAGAGATCAAAGAAATAATTGCAAAGGGTATAGAAGAGCAATTAACACGCAGGGAAATAGCAAAAAAGATTGATAATGATCTAAAACTTGGTTCTGTACGTGCGGCAGTTATTGCCAGAACTGAAACACATAGAGCTGCAATGTATGCGAGTGAAAGACGTGCGAGAGATATCTCAAAGAACCTAGATATGCCATTACTTAAGCAGTGGGTTCCTGTATCAGATAGTCGTGTACGTGATCCACATGCTGCTATGAGAAATAAGCCTGCAATTCCTATTGATGAAATGTTTGAAGTAGGTGG